TACATATATTAAATCTATGATCGTGAAAATTTCTAATTAACTTCTCTTGGAAATCATAAGGTTGAAAAGGTACAAGACCTTCATCTAGTGAAACAATTTTTACATGATTTCTGGCAAAATAAACAGGATCATTTTTACATGCTACAAATTCAAGAATTTGTTCTTTTGTAAATTCTTGAGCAACATTGGCTTTCTTTAAATTTGGATTACCAAGATAGATATCGTCAAGTACAGGCATAATAAATTTCCTTTAACTAATCTCCTACTTGCAAAAATGGTTCTCCGGGTTGAGGATCAGATTCTACAAAATTTCTAATTTTAGCACCTGGATAAACCTTTTGTATTTGACTATTTACTTCTTCTCTTGTTGGTCTTCTAGTCCTACTTTGAGGGAAAAATAGTTGTATTGTTATTCCCTTTCCTCTCCAAGTTAGATAAACATCAATAATACTTCCATTTACTGCAGGAAGTTTTACCTTTTCAGTTAACTCCTCCCATTTAACAGATGATTGAGGAACCTTCATTGGTTCTGGTTTAATAATATCAACTATTTCATGTGCCACCTTTCCATCAGCACCAAGAAGTTCTACACTTTCACGAGGATCTGTTGGTGATTTATGGTTAAGATTACGACTATATTCCTCTGATTTTTTATGAGGAATGGCATCTATTGCTTTTTTCTTTTCCCTTTTTAATTTTGGCGAAAGTCCTGCATAAGCATTTCCGAAAAGATTATTGTCCTGCATAGGAGTCATCTTTTCTTCTTTTTTTACCAAAGGACCAGCATCTTTTGGGATCTTTATCTTTTTAATAATATCTACTGTTTTATCTAACGCAGTTTTCTTTTTCTCTTCAGTTTGCATTGATTTACCAACGCCAACTTTACGCTTCTTTCTTTGATCCATTAGAGATTTATAATCAACCTCTACCTGTCTTGCTCTTGCTCTATCTTGATCTTTTGGATCATCACTCTGAGAAAGAACAGATGCTTTCTCTAATCTCTTAGCATCCTTTGCACTAAATGACTCTTCTTGATACTTCTTATATTTCTTATCAGTACCAGGTTTGTAATGTGGTTTATCACCCTTCTTCTTCATAGACCACATTAACTTAAACATACTAGCAGTTTTTTCCTTCTTGGTCTTATCACCAGGAAGTCCCTTAAATCTACCATCATCTAATGCTCTTTTAAAAGCAGCAGCAGTTCCACCAATCTTAGACTTGGGTTTACTAGGATCAGTC